ATGCAGAAAAGATGTTTGCGGTACTCAAGCAGTCCAACTTTGATATTGCCATTGGTGAATTCTTGTTGGATATGGCTGTTGGCACGGCTTGCATGATTGTGCAGCCTGGCGACGATGTGCAGCCAATCAACTTTATCCCTGTGCCTCAGTTCCTGGTGTCGTTTGAAGAGGGCGCCAACGGCCAGGTTGACAAGATATATCGCAAGATTCGCCTAAAGGCAGAGGCCGTCGGGCAGCAATGGCGTGATGCCGAGTTCTCCCAAATACTGCGCCAGCGGTTTGAGCAAAAGCCAACCGATGATGTAGACCTGCTTGAGGCGGTCATCTACGATGACAAGCGCGGTGACTACTGCTATCACGTTATCGAGACGCAATCCAAAGAGGAAATTGTTTACCGTCGCATGATGTCCAGCCCCTGGGTTATCAGCCGCTACATGAAAGTGGCTGGCGAAACCTATGGTCGAGGCCCATTGCTTACCGCCTTGCCGGATATCAAGACGCTGAACAAGACCTTAGAGTTGCTGTTGAAAAACGCAAGCCTGGCGGTGGCTGGTGTGTACACCGCAGCAGACGATGGTGTGCTGAACCCGCAGACGGTACGCATCACCCCTGGGTCGATTATCCCGGTCGCGCGCAATGGTGGCCCGCAGGGCGAAAGCCTGCGTCCCTTGCCTCGGGCCGGTGACTTCAACGTCAGCCAAATTATCATCAACGACCTGCGCCAAAACATTAAGCGCGTGTTGCTTGATGAGTCGCTGCCGCCGGACAACATGAGCGCCCGCAGCGCCACCGAGGTTACCGAGCGCATGAAAGAGTTGGCGCAAAACCTGGGTAGCGCGTTTGGCCGGTTAATCAACGAAACGATGATTCCATTGGTCGGTCGAATCCTGGCTGTGATGGACGAGCGCGGCTTGATTGATATGCCGCTGCGCGTTGACGGCCTGGAGGTCAAGATTGCGCCGGTGGCACCGCTTGCCCAGGCGCAGAACATGGAAGAGTTGAACGCCATTATGCAGTTCCAGCAGTTGACCCAAGGGCTTGGCCCGGCTGGCGCAATTGCCGTCAAGACCAACGAACTCATTGATTACATTGGCGACAAGCTGGGTGTGCCGTCTTCGGTTCGCACATCAGCACCCGAACGCGCGTATATGCTTGAGCAGCAGATGAACGAAGAGCGTATGCGACAAGCGGCGCAATTGCAAATGGCCCAAGCTGGCGCCATGCAAGAAGCGCCTGTACCACAAGAAGCGCCCCTACCGCTTGAGGGCGCATAAGGAGACGTATGTCTGGATGGGATGAGTTAGAAGCGGCTCAGAATGTACTGATGCCGCAGGCTTCAAACGATATAGACAAGTTATGTGTCCGGGTCTTTGGCTCGGACGAGGGGCGCAAGTTGTTGGGTTGGCTGCGTGAGCAAACAATCGAGCAACCTTGCTGGGGGCCGGGGACAGAAGCGTCTTACGGCTATTACTTGGAGGGTAGATGTTCTCTTGTCAAAGAGATTGAAACCCGTATATCGAGAGCAACTAAACCATGAGTGAAGAAGTCCAACCCGCAGAGGGTCAAACCCAAGGCGGCCTATTGGATTCGGTAGCACCTGACACCGATGACCAACAGGCTGAAGTCAGCAACGAACAGACCATCAGCCACCTGGAGGCAGACAGCAAAGATGATGACGATGGCCCACTAGAGCGCCCGGACTTTTGGCCGGAGAATTTTTGGAAAGAAGGCGAACCCGACCTGGAAGGCATTGCTAAGTCTTGGCGTGATATGCGTAAGATGGTCAGTCGCGGGGAACACAAAGCCCCGGCCGATGGCAAATATGACTTGACCGTATTTGGCGAAAATGCCGAGCAAAATAATCTTGTGTCTTCTGTGGTCGAGTGGTCAAAAGAAAATGGCCTGTCTCAAGCATCATTCAATGACCTGGTTACCCGCCTACAAGCCGAGGCCAAGGGCATGGTCGGCGATGATGTGATTGATGTAGCAGAGGAAAAGGCCAAGCTCGGCCCCAATGCTGACGCAATCTTACGCTCAACTGACAAGTGGGCTAAAGGCTTGGTCAACAAAGGTATCCTGTCGGACGACCTGTACGAAGAGTTTAAAATCATGGCAGGCACGGCCAAGGGCATTGCGGTCTTCAACAAGATACGCGAACAGTATGATGGCCGCATCCCAACCGAGTCGGTGCCCATCCAGGGTATGCCAACCGACGAAGAGTTGCAGGGCATGATTAATGAGAAATACTACTCAGACCCTGCGTATCGCCAGCACGTTGAGAAACTGTTTGCGATGCGTTATAAGGAATAAGTTCACAGTTGCCCGTCCGTCTCCTCGGGTATTGCCCCGGCCCTAGCGCCGGGGTTTTTTTATGGCAGAAAATAAACTATGGATTACCCCTTGACAATAGACTAAACCTATAGATTAAAATGCTGGCAAGGCTTATCTACTTTGTAGACCCTTAGATGGTAGTGCCCTACCGGCTGGCACCCTACTGCAAGCATTGGCCCGGCTCCCGGCTCACCTACGCGCAAAACATCGCAACTTTTTTAATGAGGTTTCAAAATGGCTATTAACCTAAGCACGGCCTTTGTTACCCTGTTCGACGCGGAAGTTAAGCAAGCATACCAGGCAACTTCTGTGCTGCGCGGTGCAGTTCGCGTTCGTTCGGGTGTCGAGGGTTCTACCTACAAGTTTCCCAAAATTGGCAAGGGTGTGGCGACTATTCGCGTTCCCCAGACCGATGTGACTCCGCTCAATGTGACCTATTCGCAGGTTACCGCTACGTTGAGTGACTACATTGCCGCTGAATATAGCGATATCTTCATGCAGCAAAAAGTCAACTTCGACGAGCGCCGCGAACTGGTTAAGGTTGTGTCGAACGCTATCGGCCGCCGTCAAGACCAAATCATTCTTGACGCGCTGACTGCTTCCAGCACCAGCCTGACCGTGAGCAACGACATTGGTGGTACTGACTCTAACCTGAACGTGGCCAAGCTGCGCGAAGCAAAGCGTCTGATGGACGGCAACAACGTCCCCATGAATGACCGTCACATCATCATCCACGCCGATTCTTTGGCTTCTCTGTTGTCGGAAACTGCTGTTACTAGCAGCGACTTCAACACCGTCAAGGCTTTGGTGCAGGGCGATATCAACACGTTCCTGGGCTTCCAGTTCCACGTTCTTGGCGACCGCGCTGAGGGCGGCCTGGCAATCGACGGCTCAAGCGACCGTACCTTGTTTGCTTTCCAGCGCGATGCGCTCGGCATGGCAGAGGGCATGGCTCCATCGACCAAGATTGACTATGTGCCTGAGAAGACTTCGTTCCTGGTCGCTTCGATGTTCTCGGCTGGCGCCGTGGCCATCGACGATGAGGGTATTGTCAAACTGACCTGCCGCGAATAAGGAGTTGAATCATGGCTTTTAGTTCTACTGGATTCACCGTTTACGGTGCGGCTAAAGCAGGCAATGCTCCTAGCCTATACGGCTACAGCACGGCTGACGCTATTGCTGACGTCAACACCGCAGGTTATTTCAACAGTCTGTCGGACACCCTCAAGGTGGGCGATGTGATTTTGGTTCGCTCTTCGACCGGCGGCACCCAGGCTTTGTCTTGGGTTTACGTTGCGTCGAACGCCAGCGGCGTGGTTGATGTAACCGATGGTTTGACCATCACCGCTACCGACTCCGACTAATCGGATGGGTAGACCGAGCCAGCCTCTGATGATTTGGGGGCTGGCTCTTTTTGCGTAGAGGTTATCAATGGCTGCTGGTGATACGTCAGTTTCTATTTGCGCGGATGCCCTAATTCTCTTGGGCGCCAAGCCAATATCGTCCTTTAATGATGGCACCGACGAAGCCAATACCGCAGACCGCCTGTATCCCAACGTGCGCGATTCTGCGCTGATGATGTACCCCTGGACGTTTGCCTACAAAAAGGTTTTGCTGTCCAGGTTAATTACTACCCCAGTTACCGAGTGGAAGTACGAGTATCAATTGCCGGGTGACCGCCTGGGCAACCCTCGGGCTATGTACACCACTTCCGACGCATCTGCACGACCATCGAAAGAGTGGGAGGTGCAGGGCGACAAGCTGCTGACAAACGAGACTACGGTTTACGTTGACTACCCGTATCAAACGCCCGAGTTCGCCATGCCGCAGTCATTCGTGCAGTTCATGAAATATATGATGGCCTGGCACTTGGCTTACCCCATTACTGAACAGCAAGACAAGGCTGCGTATTGGCAGAGCATTGCTGTTGGTTCGCCCGGCGAAAACTTCCGAGGCGGCTACTTCCGGGTTGCTGCCAACATCGACTCGCAGGGTCAACCCAACCAAGTTATTGAAGACTACAGCCTGGTGGCCGCGAGGTACTGATGGCTCGGTTTGTAGACTTCCAAACCAACTTCTCGACCGGGGAACTAGACCCCCTGTTGAGGGCGCGCGTTGACCTGCAAACCTACAACAATGCGCTGGCCAAAGCAACGAATGTTCTGATTCAGCCGCAGGGCGGGTTGCGCCGACGGCCAGGCTCCAAGCACATACTTGAGTTGCCCAACACGGGCACCGAGTCGGCTGGCAACGGTGTGCGTATGGTGCCGTTCCAGTTCAGCGTTGACGATAGTTATATGCTGGTCTTTGTGCCCACCAGGATGTACGTCATCAAAGACGGCAGCGTAATTGCCGATATCAACGGCACCGGCAACAACTACCTGACCACCACTATCACAGCGTCAATGCTGGATGATATGTGCTGGACGCAATCTGCCGATACATTGATTGTGGTGCATCCTGACTTGCAGCCTGTGCAGATTCAGCGCAACAGCGATTCTGCCTGGACGATTGCAAGCATCACGTTTGACAGCATCCCCAAGTATGCGTTTGAGTTGGATAGCCACACTTCGCAGGGCGCTGACATTACGCCGTCTGCTGTGAGCGGCAACATAACCATTGACGCCACCAGCACCAACCACACCAGCGGCACCGCCCAGGGTGGCACGATATCCACGATTACCCTTAATGCTGCGTCCAGCAGCACAGACAATATCTACGAGGGTATGTTTGTCGAAATCACCGGCGGCACCGGCGCTGGCCAATCAAGGATTATTGAGAGTTATGTCGGCTCGACCAAAGTGGCTACAGTTCACCCCAACTGGGATACTGCCCCTGATGCTACTAGCGTTTACTCGGTTGCTTCGTTTAAGGAATCGGCGGTTAACCAGTACATCAACGCATCACCGCAGGGCCGCGCCCGCATCATTCGATATGTAAGCGATACCCAGGTTGAGTGCGTTACCGAATACCCGTTCTTTAACACCGACCAAATTACTGCTGGTCGCTGGGAAATCGAGCATGGTTATGTGGATGTGTGGTCTAGCACCAAGGGCTGGCCGCGCACGGTTACGTTCCATGAGGGGCGTCTATACTTTGGCGGCAGCAAGTCGCGGCCATCTACTATTTGGGGCAGCAAGATTGGTTTGTTCTTTGACTTTGTGCCAACCGAGTCATTGGATGATGACGCTATTTCTGCCACCCTGGACACCAACGAGTTGAACGTGATTACGGATATCATCAGTTCGCGTGACTTCCAGGTGTTTACGACCGGCGGCGAGTTCTATGTGCCGCAGCAGGGCACCGACCCTGTAACGCCCCTGACGTTTATTTTTAAGGCCGTAAGCCGTAATGGCATCAAGCCTGGCACAAGGGTGCAGTCTGTGGATTCAGGCTCTGTGTATATCCAGCGCCAGGGCAAGTCGCTCAACGAGTTCGTGTTCTCTGACACCCAGCTTACATACATCACGCAACGCATATCCTTGCTTTCGGGTCATTTGCTCAAGTCGCCGAACCGCATTGCCCTGCGTAAAGCCAGCAGCACCGAAGACGCCGACCTGCTCATGATGACCAACACGACCGATGGCAGCATGGCTGTGTTCAGCATTATGCGTAGCCAGCAGGTTACCAGCCCGTCGGAGTTCACCACCGATGGCGAATACCTGGATGTTTCGGTTGATGTGACTGACATATACACCACCGTCAAGCGCGCATTCAACTCGGTGGACAGGTACTTTGTTGAGTTATTTCAAAACACCTTGTATACCGATTGTGCGTTTACGGGCGGCGCGGCGGCGAGTGCCAGTAGCCTGCCGCACGAGGGCAAGACTCTGAATGTCATTTGTGACGGAGTGCCCCAGGGCGACGAGGTGGTTTCTAGCGGCTCGATTACATTTGACCGAGCCAGCACCACCAGCTACGAGGTTGGCTTGCCAATGAACGTATATGCCAAAACCATGCCTGCCGAAATCAGTATCGGCACAGGCACCAGGATTGGTTTCAAAAAGCGCATCGTCCAAGTAAACGTGGTGGTGAACGATAGCCAGCACCTGAATATCAACGCGCAGCCTATTCCATTCCGAAACTTTGACACCGATATGCTGGATGAGCCGGTGCCCGAGTTCACCGGCATTAAACGTTTGGACGGGGTTCGTGGTTATTCAAGAGATGCTGCGATTGAGATTACGCAGACCCTGCCGCTCAAACTGACGCTGCTGGGTCTTGAGTACAAGATAGCTGTACACCAAGGGTCATAATCATGGTAACACCAGCAACACTATACGCAGGCGCCCAACTGGTTGGTGGGGTCGGGGAATACTACGCCGCCAAAGCAGAAGCCATTAACACGCAGACAGCCAACCTGCTGCGAGCAAATGACGTATTGTTTGCAACCGAAATCCAAGCGATGCAGGGCGAGGAATACGCTCGGATACAGGCTGGTCGGACAATACAGCAGGCCAATATCACCGCAATGAACCAGCGGATGATTGGCAATAAACTACTGCGCGACCACCGGCAATCTGTTGCAAGCGCAAGGGCCAGGGCTGCTGCCAATGGCGTGGCGTTCAACGAGGGCAGCGTTGCCGCATTTGAAAATGAAAACCTACGCCAAACCATGATGGATGTTGGTGTTTCAGACTTTAACGCCCTGACCGCCTTGGTGTTTGGCTTTGAGGATGCTACCGCTCTGTTGCAATCGCAAGAGCGCCAGGCAACTCTGAGTCTTTATTCAGCCCAATCGCAGGCACAGCAGTACCGCATGGCCGGAGAGGCGGCGCGTACTACCGGGCGGCTCAAGGGTGGCCAGGCATTGCTTGAGTCGGGATACAAGTTCTATGAGTTGTATCCAAAGGCTTAAAAGAAAGAGCGCATAAATGGCAACAAGAATCACAGACGCAGGCAGAGTCCAGCTAATTGCACCTGGCAGCAGCCCCATGCGCCCGGCTGAATACCGTGGCGTAGATTACCGTGGCTACACAGCAGAGGCGCAGGCAGCCGGTGCCCTGGGTGATGTAATTAGCCGCATGAGTTCGTTTGCCGCCAAACTGGGCGAGCGCGCTGTTGGCCAGCAGGCGCAGGAAGATTATTTCGCCAAGTTCCAGGTTACGGCTGCTGATATTCGCCACGCCAAAGACGGCGACCCCGATAATCTTTTGATTGGCAATGACGCGACGATATATGGCCGCACCCTTAAGAAGATGCGGGCCATGCAGTTGTCGGGGATGTTTGAGACTGAAATTAAAAGTCTTGCAGCCACGCTAAAAATCGACGCTGAGAATGGTTTGCCGACCGCAGATGTTGCCTCCAAATTGGAAGCGGCTATTGCGGCGAACGTGGATATTCTGTCTAAGCAAGACCCCGAGGCGGCGGTTAAGTTGTATGCCGCCAGCAAAGGTTACGCATCCACGGCGGTCAACGCGGCGTATGAATATGAAGTTAAGCGCAAGAAAGAAAAGCGCGAGGCTGCTGTTACTCTGTCCAACGAGCAAGAGAATCCTGAACTAACCAGCATATTAAATGCCGGAATTACTACAGGCCCAGAGGGCACGATAAACAATATCTCGGTGCTGGACACCCGCAGAACGCTCCGGGCGCAGCAAGCGTTTGGCGCCAGCGGCCAGCAGCTTATGGATGAGACTATCAAGGCAACTGATGCCCACATATTGGCGTCGGCGCAAGAGTATGTCTCTCAGTATGTCAGCGCATCAGACAACCCAACAAAAGCGTTTCGAGATATCCGCAACGGCACGACCGACAACGCTGCGGTGAATGCAATCCTGACCGGCGTCAATGCGCTTGATAATTCTGCTGCCCCAGCCTGGACGACTGACATGGCCGCCAAGGTGCGCGAATCTGCCAAAAAGGCTTATGTAGATTGGTCATACGAGCAAGAACAAATTGAGAAAGCAGACAAACGCGCAGCCGAACTGTACAAGGTTGACTTTACAGAGGCAATGGCTAATGGCGACAGGTCGCGGATGGAGCAGGCGCTGTACCAATTGAAAAACAGCAGCCCTGAAGCGTATTTGAAAATGAACGAGGAATATCAGGCTTGGTCAAATGGCGGGTCTGTGTTTTCTCGATTTGATAACCAAAGCATGGTCGAGATTCTTGATAGGAAATTCAACTCGCCATACGGCGACCCTGTTACTGTTGATGATGTCTACCAGGTTCGCGGTCAACTGACCCAAGAGACTTTCCGCAAATATCTCGGCATGGTTAAGTCATTCGACGATGACCAGGTACGCAAGTTAAAAGAGTTGGCTGTTGCTAGGTTGGAGATGGTGCCTGGCCCGTTGGTCGGCTCCCAGGCAAGGGCCGTGAACGCCCGCAAAGAAAAGCAACTGGCTGACCTGATTAACAAATACATGAGCGACAGAATCCGCGCAGCCCGCGACCCCAACTTTCAAATGCCTGGGCCATTCCAATGGCTGGATGCTAATTTTGAGACAAGCACCGCCGCATCGGATGCACAAGCAAATGCCAGTTTGGTAGCCAAGGTGAGTGGCCGCACATACAGGACTGAGGCTTCTTTCACCGCGGCGATTAAACAAGCGCAACAAAGAGGTGATGCCGACCGTGTAACGCAGTTAACGGCAGAGTTGGGCGAATTGAGGGAAGCCATCAGGCTAAACCTGGTCGATGAAAAAGGCAACAAAAAATAATGGACTACTTAGACGCCACCTACTTATCGTCCGAGGCTAACCGCGAAATTGGTCGCGGTGTCAGGTTTGACGTTGACCAAAGCGGCAAGGTCTTTGAGGTTGCCAACGAGCCGGAGGCTTTGCCGATGGAGGTTACGGCTGGCGAGCAAGAATCAAAATCGCTGGCTGAGTTTGCTAAGTCGGGGCTGGATGTTTACGCTGGCGGCCTTAAGGGTTTGGCTCAGGCTTGGGTGGGAATCGGTGGCGACCTGGAGCGCCTGGCTACTGGGCTGCGTGATGCTGCTATGGCTGGCCCCAACGAGTCTGCGTGGGATGCGTTCTTGATGGGGTTGGGCAAAGACAGCACGTTGCTGTGGGACACCAATGAAGCCAAAGCGATATTGGACAAGTATTTGCCATACCAACCTATAACTGAAGCTGGCGCGGCAAAAGTGCCTGGCGAAGATGGTCGATATATGGGCGAGGGCATGGGCGAGTTCTTTGCGCCTGGCGGCCAACTCAAGACCGGGGTGCAGGTTTCCCGAGCTATCCGCAAGGGTTTGAATATGCTGCCGCCATCCATGCAGCCTGGGCCTATGTCTGCCGGTTTGAGTATTGAGCCTGTGACGGGCGAGCAGGCTGCCGCAATGCTTGCTGCCAAGGGTGTGCAGCAAACGGCAAAACAACAGGCACCCAGGTCGGACATTGGCTTTTACTCCGCTGTTGAGGATGCCGCCCTAAACCTGCAACGAAATAGTGGCGCTGGTCAGGCTTTCTTGAACGATATTAAAAAAGGCGCAAACGTCAAAGACGAAGAAATCAAATGGCTGGGGCTGGATGATTTCTTGAGGGGCAAAAAGAACGTCACCAAGCAAGAGGTGCAGGACTACGTTGCCAACAACAGGGTTGATGTGCAAGAGGTTGCGCTTGGTGGTAGACAGCCATTTGATTCTAAGCGTTTGAATGAACTTTTGTCTGAGTACAATTCTCTTAAGCAGCATCCTATTGATGACCCGTCATTTGGTCAGGAGAAGTATGACGAGTTAATACGCTTAATGAATATCCGCGACCAAAGCACTGAGTACACGCTTTATCAAGAAGCAGAAGAATTTGAGCGCATGGCACAACGCGCGCAACGTGAGGGCGACACATTTGCTGCTGAAAAGTATTTTCGTCTAGCTGAGTTCTTCAATACTCGCGCAGAGAAGCTAGACCTTGAAGGTCGGGGCATGGACAGCCCGCCGAAGTTCGGTCAATACACCCTACCCGGTGGCGAGAACTACCGCGAGATTCTGCTGACGATGCCAAACAAAAAAGCAGAGACTTTGAGTGCAAGAGCCGATGAACTTCTAGCAAAAGGCAGGGCTGGAACAGCAACAGATGCAGACAGGGCAGAGTGGGCTTCAATCATGAACAGATTACAGCCTGAGACAAGAGATATTGAAGGCGCACAAAGATTCAGGGGGATGCCTGATTTTAAATCTCCCCATTGGGAGCAACCCAACGTCCTGGCCCATCTGCGCGTGAACGACCGGGTTGACGCAGACGGCAAAAAGATGCTACTGGTTGAGGAAGTGCAGAGCGACTGGCATCAGGCTGGAAGGGATTACGGGTATGGCCCTAAGACCGAAACAACTGTTGAGGCTTACTACGAAACAAAGTCTGGTCAACGAATCCCAATTGGCTTTGGAAAAACCAAAGAAGAAGCAGAGGCTTCAATTGATGTTGGCTGGAAAAACACGGTTGACATTAAGTATGAAACCCAAACAAGAAAGATTGGCGAAGGAGTACCCGACGCGCCATTTAAGGACACTTGGTATCAACTCGCCTTGAAACGTGCGCTGCAATACGCTGCTGAGAATGGCTACGACCGAGTGGGTCTGACTACTGGGGCGCGTCAGGCAGAGCGTTATGACTTGAGCAAGCAGATTAAATCCATTGCTTATAAAGATAACGGCGATGGCACTTATGTTATTACTGCTTCAACTCCAAACAACAGACCGGCTCTTGCCGCCGAAACAGTTGATAGTGAAAAATTACGCGAATTGGTTGGTAAAGAAGTTGCCGACAAAATTATTTCGGGCGAAGGTAAAGAGTTCCCTAAAAATAGCTTTTCTGAAGGCATGAAAGAACTTACTGGTCTTGACCTCCAGGTTGGCGGCGAGGGAATGAGGAAATACTACGACGAGGTGTATCCCAAGTTCCTGCAAAAGTACGGCAAGAAGTGGGACGCCAAGATGGGCAACACGACCATTGAGGCAGACGGCGCTGAACCTGTCCGATACATTGATATCACGCCCAAGATGAAACAATCTGTTTCTGATTTAGGTCAGCCATTGTTTACCGCTGCGCCTATTGCAACTGGCGCTGGTTCTGCGACAATAGCGCAAGACGGGGGAACTGATGGCAATTGACCCTTTAGC